ATAATATGGCTGTCCAACAATACTAGTAATATCAATTGGATCGCTAGCTGTTGGTTCAGCTACACAAACTGGAAGGAAATCTACTAACCAAAAGTAATGATGATAGTTAATAAACATATCATAGTCAATTGGCAAATCTAATGTATAACCAGGCTCGTTAAAAATACGGTTTGTATTAGCAGTATCTACTTCATTGTATTTTAATATATCAATCAAGTCGTCATATGTCATTGCTTCAGTAATATTTTGATCTTGATCACGAACTACTCCGCCAGGAACAAATTGATAGTCAGTTGCCGCTCTATTGTCAGATATAAATCTGTCAGCAGCTACATTTTTATTTTGTGTGTCACCTAAATAGTAGTTAACAGCTTCCATACTACCACTTGACATTAACTGCTCAAGAGTGCTATTTAAAAACTTCTTGTTAACAGTTGTTTGAAAAATTGCTGGAAGTAAATCTACAGTATTGCGTGTTCCCACATACTCTAAACTTTCTCCAGGCCTAGTAGCATGTGCTGCTATAATTGGATTGGCGTGATACTTTTGGCTCATGTAATGCTAACTCCGCTGTTTGCTGCTATTGATGTAGGATTATAAACTGTACTCTTACTTACAGTAATGTTACTGGTTGTTATAACTGGTAAAAATAATTCGTCACTGTCACTAATTATTTCAAATAATGCGTTTGGTTTTGCTTGGTTGTCCACTGATTCGATATTAATCTGCGCTACTTGACCAACTGTATTATTGTGAATAAACGCTGCTAGTTCAGTAAAATAAAATGTTTCTCCAAAGTCCCAATTATCAATACCAAAGTATGCGTTAACTAAGCGTATTACTTCTTGCTTAATTTCAGTATCACTTAGTGTACAGTTAGCAGTTTTTGTTACGTTAAATTTAGCTTGTAATTCACTACTTGCCAAATCACCAAAAAGTATTTTGTACTTAACTGGGCGATATATAACTTGATCACTGATTGATTTTTTATTGTCTAAACTTTTAAATAAGTCGTTTAGTGATGAGATAGTAGGTGGGTTTGGTTTAGTATATCCTCTGCCATCATATCTTGCCCATGTTCTAAAACTATTTTCGTATGTTGACAACAATACATATGTATCAATAATGTTAGTTGTTGCTGGATCAATAACTTGATTAACGTCAGCAATTCTTGTATACTTGCTTGCCAAGCCACTACGTCCAGTTACAGATGTTCCACTACTAGCATCATGTACTGTGTAAGTAAATCCATCAATAACTTTTGTATTAAGTGTGATTGTTTCATCTCCAACAATGTCATGGAAAGCACTTGGATTTACTGGAAATCCATCATTAGTAGGACTTGATAATGTTAATCTAATCTTATTAGGATCAGTATATCCATCTGGGTATGTAAAGTATCCAGATGCGTTCATGGTGTAATCTGATCCAATTGGTAAACTGTTTGATTTACTTTTACTATTAATGCCTAGTACTTTAATATTATCCATACTTGGCTTTAGTGTTTCACTACTAAATGTTTCAGCAAAGTTTAAGTTAGCAAATTTAATTTGTTCATCACTACCAAATATATAACGTGTCTTACGTGTTACAATTTCCCACTGTGATGACGTATAGTTTAGTCTAATAATCCAACTGTTGTCAAGACCTGTACCGTTTGTGTCGCCTTCATACGTTCTATTCCAACTACTTGGATTGTTATTTGTAAGTGAACTAGTAACTAAGTTACTACCAGTAACTACTACCCAAGCCTGTGTTGTGGCATCATAACGTAAGCCAAAACTGTTATTGTTTGTAATAAGATTAAGTACGTCTGTTTTGACAGTGCTAGTTAAGTCGTTAGCCCAACTTGGTATAATACGCTTAATACGTGCACCACTTGGAATAACTTCACTAAGTGTAACACTACCTCGACCAATTTGGTCAATACCAGTTTGTGTTCCAGCACTGTTATCAATTCCTAGTCCGTCATTATAAATTCCTGTTACTCTTACCCATTTTGTGTCAGCACTTGATACTACGGCTGTTGCTGTAGCACCTGACCCGCCACCGCCAGTAATTGTAACACTAGTAGCACTATCATAACTTAGTCCAGAGTCTGTAATAGTAATACTGACTAAAGCACCACTACCATCAATATTTGCTGTACCAGTTGCTCCTGTTCCAGCACCAGTAATTGATACTGTTGGATCTGATGTATATCCACTACCAGCAGAAGTTATCTTAATACTGCTGATGTATCCAATTTTATAAGGAGGAGTTACAAACTCAATGATTGAGTTTATATCAATTTTATTCATTGGAGCAATGCCATTAGCCTTAACACGTTGTATAATACTAGCATCGTTAGTTAAGTATCCTGTACTTGTGTTTCCGCCTTTGGTAACTTGGTTCCAACGGAATGTATTTGTTTCTGTGCCATCTGCGTTGTGATAAACAATGTTAGCAGTTGTATCAGTATATTGGCTAGCTGGTGTATACGAACCATCTGGTCCATAATACTGTCTATCATAAAAGAAGTTTTTAACTTCTGGGTTGTCCAACAGCGGCTTAATAAATCTACTGTATGTTTGCTCACTGTTTAAATTTGTTGGCAAACTAACTACACTGCGGGCTGCTACGTCTTCTCTATATAGATAACCATCATCTAAAAATTGTATAGCATCGCTGTAACTACCAGTTGGGTCATTAAAATCTCTAAAGCGGCTGTGTCCACTGTGTACACGGTTGACACTTTTAATCTTGCGAATGTTTTCGCTTACTGTTAATGGGAAAATACTATAATCTTCTGCTGTAACAAGTCTATCTTGTGTGCTATGGAATCTACCAGCATTGTCTTTAATACTTTGTAGACTTTCACGTTGACTAGCATTACTTACTCTAGATTTTAAACTTGCTGTAAATGTAGCACGATATGTATTCCCATCACTGCCTAGATAGTTAAATGAATATGATGTTGTACCAAAACTTTCAGGGTTTAGTGTATAACTAAGGTTCAATCCAGTTCTATACCAAACACGAATAATACCACGTGGGATATTACCAAAATCTCCATCACCAAACACAATACTAATTTTGTCATCTTCTCTGCTTGACACAGTATAAATGTTTCTAAAGTTGTTGTCAAGATTATTGTATATTGCGTTTAGACCAAATATACGATCTACTGACATCCAGTCTGTTAATACTTGTCCAACTTCGTCAACAGTTTGTACCCAAATGTTTCCGTTTGCTACGTTAATATCGTCTATATCAAGTACAAGGTTTGGTAATCCATCAGCAATACCAAAGTCTTTAAACTGTAGTGTACCTTGTTTAAATCCAAAAAAGAATCCTGTGTCAGGACTACTAAATCCGCCATTGTCATTTCTATATATTATGTCAAGTGCGCCGAATGGATCAGGAGTTTTTTCTTGAATGCGGTTTAAACTACTATTAAGATATACACTATGTGCGCCAAATACTGCTCGGCTTCCACTAACATTTGCGTTAAACTCAGATGATGGTTCAGCTCCTATACTAGATGTTCTATAAATTTCATTTGTAATACCATCACGTACACCTCTACTAAATGGTGTGCCAAATTGATTACTACTATTAAACGTACTATTCATTACAGTAATAAAATTTTGGTATGCTGTTGGATCAGTAACATCTTCAAACTGTAAGTCAACATTCGCAAGACTGTTTCCGTCTACATCGTATACTGTTTCAGTTGTTTTGATACTGTCAATTTTTAAATATCCACTAGCTACTACATTACGTGTTGGGTTATAACCTAAAAATTCAGCAATGCGGAGGGCGCTATCTCTGCGTTCTGCTGTACTTAGATAATTTTCACGTGAGTTAAGATCGTTTCTAAATGCTAAGTTGTGTCCTAAGAATGCCATTAATTCTAGTAAACTTGTAAACTCACTTGAGCTAATCCAGTCATTAAAATTTTCTGGGTAGTTGGTATCTATATACTCTACCATTGCGTTCTTGATAGTGTCAAAGTCGTATGCTTGGAAGTTTGCTTGAGCAAAACTTTCGTATACTACACTAAAATCTTCAGCAGCAAATAAACTGCTCTGTCTTGCGCCTTGTGCCATTATGTTATCTCACTTGTGTATGTTAAATATAGTTCTTCAGCTAATCCAGTATCATCGTAAACAACACGTACTCGTATATCAAGTTGATGATCTGTTGGCTTACTTAGATTTACTTCACTAAAAATCCATCTCGGGTCGCTATCAATAATATTTTGTACATCATCTCTTGCGGCCTGTTCTGTAATATCGTCCAAAGGTTCAAAAACTAAATCTGGTAGTATTGATCCAAAATTTGGGTTCATAACTCTTTCGCCTTTACGTGTGTAAAAGTGATTCATTAAGTCGCGAACAGCTAAGTCCTTGTCTACAAGGACTGTATTAATGTCTGTTCTATCAATTGTGCTATATCCAACGTATGTAACCATACTGATATTTATAGCAAAATTAACTGCTATGTTTTAAATTTTAGTGGTAAATCGAACAATATCACCAGTTTTTAATGATTTAGTTATAGTAATAACGTTATTAAGTAATGTAAAGTCAAAATAATGCTGGATTGCTTCACCATTTACTTCTACTCTAAGTTTTTCCATTGGTTCCATACTTGGACTATCTGTTATTGTAAATACATTGGTGTCACTATACGTAAAGTTTTCAACAACCAATGTGTTAGTATATGATTTAGCAATAGTCCTTTTAATACCTTCTGGGGTATTAGGAAGGAATTTTAAAGTCTCTGCGTAGTACGCAAATCTTGCTCTTTCTAAATCATTTTCGTCTAGTGCGCCAATTTCATTCTTGTCACGCATCTCAAATATACCAGTTTGTCTCATCCAACTACGTGATTTTGATTTACCGTAATCACTTAGTCGTATTATACTAGCGGCTTGTACACAAAACAGTTTATTAAAATTGCTACGCTTAATCATACTAGCTACTGTTGTCCAATCACCGTTAGCGATATAATCTCGTATTTCATATATGTCTTCATCTGCGGTAACAGTTAATACATCACCATTAATAATATAGTATAATAATAGTCCATCAAATACACACTGTGGTATACTTGTTAATCCAAATGACTTTAACTGACGGAGTAACACTCGTTGATTATTTTGAAAATCTTTAATCCAAATATCATATGCTTGTTGTTCAGTAATGCCTTGGTTAGCACCAGCAATACTATATCCAGTTTGATTATAACCAACATAACGTGCCATATTCAGTGTTACTAGAATTATTTTATCACTAGCATATATATCATCAATGAATATAGATGTGTCCCAGTCAGCATCTTTAAGGGTAAACTCAGTCCAATTAGTATTGTATTTTTGTAAAATCATTGTGGACCTGTCCTTCTTCCAGTATTAACATCATCACTTGTGCGTCTTTCCTTTGGACTTTTAGGATATTCTAATTTAGATACATCATAATCTTTTGCGGTTGTTTGTGTACTACTTGGTGCTTGCGCAGCTATTTTAGTTCCTTGTGCGCTGTGTCCACCCCAAGGCTCATGTTCTGGCACTCTTGGATTGATGCTTTCTGTTATATCACGGTTTACACTTAGACTTCCACTTGTTGGTCCAACAGCTGCGGTTGCTGGCGGGCCGTTTAAGTCTAACATGCCTGCGGTACTAATTCTACCAAAGCCAGCAGCTTTGAGTTGTAAGTTTAGGTCAGTAGTTAATCGTATATCTTTATTTGATTTAAATTCAATTGGTCCAGTAGTAGTTTCTACTTTTAATCCGTCTGCGGCGGTTGCTCTAATATTAACTGAATCAGCATCCATATTAATATCACCTTTGGCATAAAAGTTAAAATCTTTTTCTGCATGATAACTCATACTGCCTGCCGCATATACATCAACATTGCCGTCACTGTCCATTTGCATCCAACTAGTACCTTTTTGGTTTGTTATATAAACAATACCAGCACTGTCATTGAACAGCATTTGTGCGCCACCAGCACTTCGTAATCTTACTAAGTTATTTTCACCTTCTTCACGAGCTTGATCTGGAACATAGTTCTCACCTTCTTTATGCGCAACAGTACCATCGTCCATTACAAAACTGTGTCCTGCGGGTGTTAAGAATCCTGCTACATTACTTGGTGATTCTCTTCTACTGCCACTGCTACCAATACCACGTATTGGATCCAATCCTGTGCCTTGTTCAGCAACAGCATTTGCGACTGGATGTCGTGGTCTGACATTTTTCTGTTGATTTGATCCTGGGTCAATACTAGGGCCAATAGTGTTATCTTGTTCTGATACTTGACTCACTGGTAATCCTGGTACTGATCCATTACGTCCAACTGTTGGTAATACACCAAGTAAAAATCCAATTGGGTCATCTCCAGTGAACGCAACTAAAACTTCAGATCCACGACCTGGCGGTGGGAAACTTGCTCCATATGAAATTGTATTATCAGTATTAAATATTGAACCACCAAATGGAGACACAGTTCTAACTTTAGTGAACTTATGTCTATCTTCACGATTGGTGGTTCCTCCATTATTTCGATTATTAACTAAATTAACATATATAGCACCACCGTAGTCACCATCAGATTCATCAACAACTTTACCTACATACACACCATTTGGCATTACAAAACCCTGACGATTACCACTAGTAAATCTTGACGGTATACCTATTGAGTCTCGGTTAGTGTTTGTGTGTTTGTGTTGTTCTTTATTTGACATTTTATTCCTTAATATGCTGCGTTATGCATGTTTACAAGCCAGGTTGGTGCTTTGTGATGTTTTGTACGTGTAGATCCACCCCAATATGGTGCTGCGTTACTGCTTAGATTAGATCCAATACCAGGCGTCATAGCAATATCAAAGTGAT